GCGTGGTGGTGGCCGAGCAATGGCTGCCGCCAAAGGCGTTGGTGCGGTAGCCGCCAGCGGCATTTTTGGCGGTCCAGAGGGTGCGATTGGTGCCCTTGTTGGACTTCCTTTTGGAGCGGCTGGTGCTGCAGTAGGCGGCGCAATTGGCGCACAAGTTGGGCAGATTCGTCAGCAATTAGGTGGCACTGCTGCTTATGCAGCTGAAATTGCCAAGCAGCGTTTGGCTTTGCGGCTTGTCACAAAAGAAGCTGGTGAATATCAACGTGCTCTTGCGTTTGTTGATCAGACAAGTAGAAAATTTGCAATACCACAGGAGATTATCACTCGTCAATTCACCAAATTGACTGCATCTGTCAAGGGTGCTGGCGGTAGTGTTGCTGACGCAGAAAAAGCATTTCTTGGTGTTGCTGCTGGTATACGCGGTACTGGCGGCAGTTTGCAGAATTTAGATTCTGCGCTGACTGCAACTTCCCAGGTATTTAGCAAGGGCAAAGTATCGGCTGAAGAACTTCGTCAGCAAATCGGTGAACGTTTGCCTGGTGCATTTACTTTGTTTGCTGAGTCCATGGGCATGACGCCTCAAGAACTTGATAAGGCTCTTGAAAAAGGACAAGTTAGCCTGCAAGATTTTCAAACTTTTGCTGAGAAATTATTTAACGATTACGGAGAAGCTGCCAAGGTAATTGCATCTGGTCCAGAGGCGGCTGGTGATCGGTTGCAAACGGCATTGAGCCGACTTAGCGAGTCGGTCGGTGACTTGCTTCGTCCTATTGGTGCAGCTTTTCAATCTGAATTTGCCAAAATTGTCATTTCTATTGATCAAGCTGCAAGATCACTTGCAAATTTCCTTGGAATAGGTCAATCACGTGCGGAGGAAATTAAAAAATTAGAAAGAGATTTGAAAACTACTTCTGAAAGAATTGAGGCATGGAAAAAACGTACCTCTAGATCAGATGTAGGTGGCGGAATAGAAGCTAGGGAAAAGGTTGAATATTTTACCGAAAGATACGTTAGAATAAAATCACAAATAGACGCTTTAAGAGCAGTAGAAAAGGCTCAGGCGCAAATCAGGACTGAACCATCAAAAGGTTTGCCAGGCATTGATGTTTTAGGTGGTGGAGGTAAAACTAAAAAAACAAGAGAAGATCTTTCTGCAGCTTTGCGTGACGCGCAACTTGCCGCAATTGGTCTTTATGAAGAAATTGACCCACTACAGCAAATTGCACTGAATCGAGAAGCAAAACTTTTAGAAATCAAAGAAAAACAGTTGCTACCCAACCAGCGAATTGTTGCAGAGGCTAAAGTAAATAAAGAAGCAGAAGAAGCGGTTCAACAAATCGTCAACAAAACAGCTCGTGATGTCATGAATATTTCTATGGCAAAAATTGAACAAAACAAAATAGCTGATGAATCAATTCAAAAGCTTGAAATTGAAGCAGGAATTATCGACCAAAAACAAGCAAGAGAGATACAGAAAAAACAATTTATACAGCAGCTTGAAAAAGACGGATTTAATTTAACAAAAGAGCAGTTAGAACAGATTGATAAAGCTTACAAAAAGCTCAATCAAACGCAGTCAGAAAGCCAAAAATTAGCCGCAAATATTGTTACTACTTTTGCACAAGGTATGGGTGACGCATTGATTAATTTATTTGACCAAGCAAAATCATTCCGTGAAATCCTTTCTGACATTCTTCGTCAAACGGCTCGTCTGCTTTTGAACTTTGGTTTACAAGCTGGCATGAAGGGTTTATTCCCAACCCTGTTTGCTGCCAACGGCGGCGTGATGACTTCACGCGGTCCAATGCCCCTGAAGGCTTATGCACGCGGTGGTATTGCTAATAGCCCCCAAATGGCAATCTTCGGTGAAGGCAGCACTCCTGAGGCTTACGTACCACTGCCCGATGGTCGCAGTATTCCCGTCAAAATGAAGGGCGGTGGCGATGGTGGCAACGTTGTCGTCAACGTCGACGCAAAAGGCACCAGCGTTCAAGGCGATCAACCCAATTCAGCGGCACTTGGCCGTGCCATTGGGGCTGCAGTGCAGGCAGAATTGATTAAGCAGAAGCGTCCAGGAGGCTTGCTTGCATAATGGCTACCTTTGATGATTCCACTGTGGGCACCAGCACAGGCGGCACAACACCGGACTTTGGTGCCATCAGAAAATCGGACCCAAATATTCGTGCAACTCAGTTTGGTGATGGTTATCAACAGCGCGTTACTTTTGGCTTAAATCAAAACCCTAAGGTTTGGGATTTGCGGTGGACGGCAAAATCAAATTCAGATGCCAACGCTATTGAGGCGTTTTTTGATGCTCGCGCTGCAGACGCGGCCAGTTTTGATTGGACGCCATTGAATGACACAAACACTTACAAATGGGTGTGCAAGAGTTGGCAGCGAAACTATCAATATGCAGATATCAATGAGATATCAGCTACTTTCCAGCAGGTCTTTGAGCCTTAAACTGCTGTCATAGGAGACTGTCCATGAGCACCATCGTCACCCGAGCTGGAAAAGGCACACCGCTCACGCACACGGAGCTGGATGCCAATTTCACCAACCTGAACTCGGACAAAGCTGGCTACATCACTGGCGAAGGTGGTGCCGTCAATCAAGCCACTAGCAAGAGTACGGGCGTCACGCTTAACACCAAGTGTGGTCAGGTCACAATGAACGCTGCGGCACTCGCAGCTGATACGACCGTCAGTTTTACCCTGACCAACAGCACCATTGCCGCAACCGACATCTTGGTGCTGAACCACGTCAGTGCTGGCACGGCAGGTGCTTACACTCTGAACGCCCAGGCTGCTGCAGGCTCCGCGAGCATCAACGTTCGCAACGTCACTGCCGGTTCTTTGTCTGAAGCGATCGTCATCGGTTTTGCCGTCATCAAAGCAGTGATTGCTTAACGCATGGCTTACGTCGTAACTGGCTACTGGGACGCTGGTTACACGATCAGCGACAGCGAGGCGGACCTTACATCCCACCTACAGGAGATTGCCCCCGGTGCGATTGTTGAGCTGTTCCAGCTGGAGCTAAACGCTGCCCAGCACGGCGTCAATCAAACGTATTACTTCCACTCTGGGGTGGATCAATCCCTGACCGAGATCACCTGGGCAGGGCAGGATTATCAAGCCATTCCGATTGAAGCGGACGGTTTTGAGTGGAACGGTCAGGGCAGTTTGCCGCGTCCAACGCTCCGGGCATCAAACGCACTAGGCACATTGACGGCGTTGATTTTGACGCTGCCTGATGGTTTGGAGGGCGCCAAGGTCACGCGAATCCGTACCCTTGGTCGCTACATCGATAGCAGCAATTTTGTTAGCACCGACCTGCTGTTACTGGAGGATGGCTTCACCCTGCTGCTGGAAAATAACGATCAATTTGCTCAGGAAGCCACAGGGGTAAGCCCTGACCCATACGCAGAATTTCCACGCGAAATTTATTACGTCGATCGCAAATCAGCCGAAACGCGAGACATTATCGAGTTCGAGCTTGCCAGCGTGTTTGACCTCGCTGGTGTTCGGGCGCCCAAGCGTCAGTGCGTTACCCGTTGCCAGTGGGTCTACCGCTCCGCTGAGTGCAGCTACACCGGCACAGATTATTTCGACGTGAACAACAACTCTGTTGCAAATGCAAGCCAGGACGTTTGCGGCAAACAGGTTGACAGCTGCAAAGCACGTTTTGGCGAAAACGCTAGGTTGCCCCACGGCGGCTTCCCAGGCATCGGCACATTCTTTGCATGACCTGGCGCGATACCGCACTGGCTTACGCGCAGCAGCATGACCCCAAGGAAATTTGCGGGGTTTTGGTCATCGTCAAAGGACGCGAGAAGTTTTGGCCGTGCGCCAATCTGGCAACACATCCCGAGCAGATGTTTGTCCTGTCGCCTGAGGATTACGCCGACGCAGAAGACGCTGGTGAAATCACAGCCATCGTCCACAGCCATCCGATCACACCAGCAGCCGCAAGTGAAGCCGACAAGGTTGCTGCCGAAAAGCTTGGCTTGCCCTGGTACATCGTCAACCCCAAAACCCAAGCCTGGGGCGAGTACATCCCATGCGGTTACAAGGCACCGTTGATTGGTCGCCAATGGGTGTGGGCAGTCCAGGATTGCTGGACGTTGGCGCGTGACTGGTACGCCGAAAACGGTATTCAACTGCGGGATTGGGACCGCCCTGCAAATCCTGAGCAGTTTTTAGCCGCGCCAATGTTTGAAGGTTGCTGGGCAGCGACCGGCTTCCGCTGTTTATCGGAAGATGAGCCTTTGGAACGTGGCGACCTGCTGCTGATGTCGATTGGATCGCCTGGCTTGAATCACTGTGCGGT